ATATTGCTTTAGCTGATAATACTTGGTTTCACGTAGTAGGGGTTGCGGATGGAACTAATGCTTATTTATATATAAATGGAGTAAGACAAACAGATGTAGAACCTTATAACGGAGATTTAAGAGCTCCAACAACAAATATACAATTTGCAGCTCAAGCCACTGGTGGTTCACAACCATTTAATGGTCAACTGTCTAATTGCGCAAGATGGAATATTGGTTTAACACAAGCTGAAGTTACAGAAATTTATAATCAAGGTGTCCCTAGCAACTTAAACACTTTCTCTGGAACTGCTCCAATAGGCTGGTGGCAATTAGGTTCTAACAGTTCTTTTCAGAGCAATGCTTGGACTTGTTTAGATGAGATAAACATTGACAACGCAGACAGTGCAAGTGGTACTAATATGACAAATGATGACATTGTAAACGGCCCTGGATATTCAGCAAATGGTTTAGGTGATAGCACAATAGATATTATTGGCGATGCTCCTTACAGTGCGGCAAATGGATTATCTGAAAATATGGACGTATTAGACAGAACAAAAAGTGTACCAGGTTAAAATATTAAAATAAAAAAAATGAATAATAAAAGTTATATAGTAATTGAGTTAAGTAACACAAACTTAGTTTTATTTTCCCAAGTAGATCAGCAAAATGCTCAGACAATGAGAAGAAATTTAGCAAATACTCAAGGGTTATTAAGTTACAGAGTAACTCCAAGTTTTGTTACAGATGGTAGTTTACCTATCGTTGGTAATGTAATGAATCAAGACGAAACTTTAGCTTTAATGGCTACTTCAGCTTGGTCAACACCAGAGCCATAGTAAAAAATTACTTATACAAGTAAATATATAAGTAACAGGTAAATAAACAATTAAATCAAATAAAATGAATAAAATAAAAAACATTAATAAAGTAACAGACGAAGAATTAAAAGCTATTAGAGATCATCAAGAAGCTCTTAGTAGACTAATACAAGACATAGGTGTTTTAGAAACAAAAAAACACGCATACTGTCATGAAATAGCAGAACTTAATAAAGTAATAGACGAATTTAAAGAAATATTAGAAAGCACTTATGGTTCTATTAATATAAACGTTGAAGATGGTTCTTATACAGATATAGATGTCGAAGATAATAAGAAAGATTAGTATAGGCGCTGATTACAAGAACGAAGCCATGCATTACGCTCTTGGTCAAGAAGTTTATGGAGGTCATATTATTGATAATATAATTTTTGAAGAAAAAGATCAATCTTATAATGTTTTTATATTAAAAAATAAAGAAATACTACCATGGAAAAAGTTTAATAAAAACATGGCTGTTTCTTTAGAGTATGATTTAAAGTATTAATGAAGAGTATATATCACTTTGTTATTAAACCTTTAGATAAAAGGTATGATAATATTAAAAAAATAGAAGGCCAAGAGTTAATAGTAAACTCAAGTATAGAAAATCATATTTTTGTAAGTAAAAAAGCAGTTGTAGTTTCAACTCCAGCTGCTTATAAAACAAACATAAAACCTGGAGATGAAGTTTATATTCACCACAACATAATGCGTAGGTATTACGATATGAAAGGTTCAGAAAAAAATAGTGGTACTTACTTTAAAGATGACTTGTATTTTTGTTCAGGTGAGCAAATATATATGTATAATTCAAAACCTCATTTAAATTACTGTTTTGTAAAGCCAATTAAAAATCAAAGCTTTATACATAATAGAAAAGAACAACCCAACGTTGGTGTAGTGAAATATACTAATGACACCTTAGAAGCACTAGGAATAACACCTGGAACACTTATTACGTTTACCCCAAACTCTGAATTTGAGTTTATAATAGATGGTGAGCGACTTTATTGTATGAAATCAAATGATATAGCTTTAACCCATGAATATAAAGGAAACGAAAAAGAAAATAATCCAAGCTGGGCAGAAAGCAGTTGAAGAATTAATTAAAGTAGCACAAGAAAAGATTGTTGACTCAGGAGATGACATCTCAGCTGATAGACTTAAAAATGCTGCTGCAACTAAAAAATTAGCTATATTTGATGCTTTTGAAATATTAACACGAATACAATTAGAAGAAGATATTTTAAATGAAAAACCTAAAGAAGTTAAAGAACAAAAAGCTTTTAAAGGATTTGCAGAAGGGAGAAGTAAGTGAAGTACGAACAAACTCTTTGGAAAGAAATTAAAGATATTATAAATCCTAAAATACTTAAAAAACAAAATCGTTTTAAGAAATGGGAATATGGTTATAATTCTGATTATGATATTGTAATAATAAGTAAAACTGGACAAATTGGACAAATTATTGAAATACAGGATCTCAGGATTGCTTTACCAACAGCAAATGAACCGTATAAACGAAGCAAAATCAAAACGGATCAAAAATGGGAAAAGCAAGATTACCCAAAAGAACTAAGTAGAATTAAATCTAGATTTGACTGGGAAGATCATGATACCGAATTCAAAGAGAAATGGTATGATTATATTGATAAAGAATTTAAAAGAAGAGACGAAGGTCATTGGTTTTATAACAAAGGTATGCCTACTTATATTACTGGTACTCACTACATGTATTTACAATGGTCAAAGATCGACGTTGGAGCACCAGACTTTAGAGAAGCAAATAGATTATTCTTTATATTTTGGGAAGCATGTAAAGCAGATAACAGATGTTACGGCATGTGCTACCTTAAAAACAGAAGGTCTGGATTTTCATTTATGTCGTCAGCGGAGCTTGTTAATCAAGCAACAATATCTAGCGACTCCAGATTCGGTATTTTATCTAAATCTGGATCAGATGCTAAAAAAATGTTTACAGATAAAGTCGTACCAATATCCGTTAACTATCCGTTTTTCTTCAAGCCGATACAAGACGGTATGGATCGTCCTAAAACAGAATTGGCCTATAGAGTTCCAGCTTCGAAACTTACTAGAAGAAAGCTTGAAAGTAATGAGCAACTAAGAGAACTTGATGGACTTGATACAACTATTGACTGGAAAAATACTGGTGACAACTCTTACGATGGTGAGAAATTAAAATTATTAGCACACGACGAAAGCGGAAAATGGGAAAGACCGGACAACATATTAAACAACTGGCGAGTTACAAAAACAACACTAAGGCTAGGATCAAGAATCGTAGGCAAGTGTATGATGGGCTCAACTTCAAACGCATTAGATAAGGGTGGAAACAATTTCAAACAATTATACTATAATTCAGACGTTAAAAAAAGAAATCGTAACGGACAAACTTCTTCTGGACTCTATTCTTTGTTCGTCCCTATGGAATGGAACTACGAAGGATTCATGGATTCTTACGGATCACCTGTTTTCATTAGAGAAAAAAATACAATCAAAGGAGTCGACGGTTTTGAAATTACAACAGGCGTTATCGAGCATTGGGAAAATGAAGTTGAAGGACTAAAATCTGATCAAGATAGTTTAAACGAATATTACAGACAATTTCCAAGAACAGAACAGCACGCTTTTAGAGATGAAACAAAAGAAAGCCTATTTAACTTAGTTAAAATATACGAGCAAGTTGATTACAATGAGGAAATAAATAACAAAGCTAACGTAACAAAGGGAAGTTTTCAATGGAAAAACGGCGTTAAAGATACTGAGGTTTTGTTTTATCCAAATGAAAGTGGTAGATTTAAAATAAGTTGGGCACCAAAAAAAGAATTACAAAACAACGTAATAATTAAAAAAGGAGTCAAACATCCGGGCAATGAACATATTGGAGCATTTGGTTGTGATAGTTATGATATAAGTGGTACTGTTGATGGTAAAGGTTCTAATGGATCTCTACATGGTTTAACAAAATTCAATATGGATGACGCTCCCTCTAATCATTTTTTTTTAGAGTATATTGCTAGACCTGAAACAGCTGAAATATTTTTTGAAGATGTTCTCATGGCTTGTGTTTTTTACGGTATGCCTATACTAGCAGAAAACAACAAACCTCGTTTATTATATTATTTTAAAAGAAGAGGTTATAGGTCTTTTAGTATTAATAGGCCTGACAAATTGATACATAAACTATCTGTTACTGAAAAAGAAATAGGTGGAATACCTAATTCAAGTGAAGACATAAAACAAGCTCATGCAGCTGCTATAGAGTCTTATATTCAAGATTATGTAGGCATAGTAGAGGAAGGCTATGGAAACATGTATTTTCAAAAAACATTAGAAGATTGGAGTAGGTTTAATATAAATAATAGAACTAAATTTGATGCTACTATAAGTTCTGGTCTAGCGATCATGGCTTGTAATAAAAACAAATATAGACCAGCTCCAATTATAAAAAATAATAAAATACAATTAAGTATGGGAAACTACGACAATACGGGCTCAATATCAAAAATAATAAAATAAATGGTTACTACTAATAATTATAGTTCATTTCCTGATCAAGTTGTACCTGCAGCAGAGAAAGCCACTGAAGAGTATGGTTTAAAAGTTGCTAGAGCTATAGAAGGTGAATGGTTTAGAAATTCTCAAGGAGTTGGTTATAGGTTTATGACTAACTACAATAATTTCCACAACTTAAGACTTTACGCTAGAGCTGAACAACCTGTTCAAAAATATAAAGATGAATTATCTATAAATGGAGATTTATCTTATTTAAATTTAGATTGGAAGCCAGTTCCAATACTACCTAAATTCGTGGATATTGTAGTTAACGGAATGTCTCAAAGAAGCTACGAAGTAAAAACATTTGCTCAAGATCCTCATTCACTTAAAAAAAGAACTAAGTATGCTCAGCAGATAATGCAAGACATACAGAACAAAGAATTTAATGCAGTAATAAAGCAGTTATTTGATATTGATCTAACTAATAGAACTGAGAAAAACACTCCAGAAAATTTAGATGATATACCTACTCATATGCAATTGAGTTATAAACAGTCTATAGAAGTTGCAGAAGAAGAGTTGATAAATCAAGTATTAGACAAGAATAAATATCATTTAATAAGAAAAAGATTAAATTATGATTTAACAGTTTTAGGTATTTCCTGTGTTAAGACTACTTGGAATAAATCAGAAGGTATAGTTATACAATACGTTGATCCTGCTAATATTGTTTATTCCTACACTGACGATCCTAATTTTGAAGATATATACTATGTGGGTGAAGTTAAAAATATAAGCTTTGTAGAATTAAAAAAACAATTTCCTAGTTTAACACCAGAAGAATTAAACAAAATTCAAAAATATACTGGTGGAAGTGGTTATCAAAGAGGTTTTAATGGTAGGTATGATCAAGACACTGTACAAGTTTTGTTTTTTGAATGGAAAAGTTATATTGACCAAGTATTTAAAATAAAACAAACAGTATCTGGTTTAGAAAAAACTATAGAAAAGCAAGATACTTTCGCGCCTCCAGTTAATGATAATTTTAAAAGAGCATCTAGATCTATAGAAACATTATATTCTGGAGCTAAAATATTAGGACATGAAACAATGTTGAGTTGGGGAATGTCAGAGAATATGACAAGACCATTTTCTGATACTGCTAAAGTAAACATGAGTTATTCTATAACTGCTCCAAGAATGTATCAAGGTAGAATAGAGTCTTTAGTTAGTAGAGTAACTGGTTTTGCAGATATGATACAATTAACGCACTTAAAGCTTCAACAAGTAATGTCTAGGATGGTTCCTGACGGCGTTTACTTAGATATGGATGGTTTAGCAGAAGTAGATTTAGGTAATGGCACGAATTACAATCCTCAAGAAGCTTTGAATATGTATTTTCAAACTGGTTCTATTGTGGGTAGATCACTTACTCAAGATGGTGAGGCTAATAGAGGTAGAATACCAATACAAGAGCTTCAGTCTTCAAATGGTGGTGCTAAAATACAATCATTAATACAGACTTATCAGTATTACTTACAAATGATTAGAGACGTTACTGGACTTAACGAAGCTAGAGATGGTGGAACTCCAGACAAAAATTCTTTAGTAGGTATTCAGAAATTAGCGGCTGCCAATTCAAACGTAGCTACTAGGCACATAATGCAAGCTGGATTGTTTTTAACTTTAAAAACTTGTGAAAATATAGCTCTTAGAGTTAATGACTCTTTAATGTTTCCACTAACTAGAATGTCTTTAATAAACAGCATAACTAATTTTAATACACAAACTTTAGATGAATTAATGACAGTTAATCTTCACGACTTTGGTATATTTATAGAATTAGAACCAGATGAAGAAGAAAAGGCTAAACTAGAAGAAAACATTCAAACAGCTTTAAGAACTCAATCTATAAACTTAGAGGATGCTATAGATATTAGACAAATTAATAACTTAAAATTAGCTAATCAACTTCTTAGGAAAAAAAGAAAAGAAAAACAAGAAGCAGAAGAAGAATCAAAATTAGCTCAAATAGAAGCGCAAGGTCAAGCTCAGTCAGAAACAGCTGAAAGATCAGCTCTAGCGGAAATGCAAAAACAAGAAGCTTTGACATCTAGTAAGGTTCAGATAGAGCAAGCTAAAGCTCAGTTTGAAATGCAAAAACTTCAAACAGAAGCTAAAGTTAAAAGAGAGCTGATGGGTTTAGAATTTGATTATAACATGCAGTTAGCTAAAATGAATGCTCAAGGTACTACTCAAAAAGAAAAAGAAATAGAAGATAGAAAAGATAAAAGAACAAAACTTCAAGCCACTCAACAGAGTGAGATGATAACCCAAAGAAAACAAGACGGATTACCTATAAATTTTGAGTCAGCAGGTAATGATACTCTTGGTGGAATTGGTATGGAGCAATTTTCTCCTCAATAACAATTATTAATTATTATATTATATTATGTCAGAAGAAATAAAAGAAACGCCTAGCGGCGAATTAACACAAGGTGATTTTAAAATTAAAAAGAAACCTAAAAAATTTGGATCAGAACCTAAGATAACGAAAGTAGATTTAACTAAAAAAGAAACTCCTAAAAAAGAAGAAGAAGAAGTTAAAGAAGAAGCTACTGAGTCAAAGGTCGAAGAAATAGTAGAAGAGTCCAAAACAAATATTGAAGAAACTAAATTAGAAATTAAAGATAATAAATTAGAGGAAATAAATAAAGAAGAATCTAATAAATTAGAAGAAACTAAAGAAATAGTTGAAGATATAAAAGAAGAAATTAAAGTAAATCCAGAAATAGAACTACCTGAAAACGTTGAAAAATTAGTTAGTTTTATGAAAGAAACTGGTGGTACAGTTGAAGATTTTGTTAAATTAAATAAAGATTTTTCAAAATTAAACAATGAACAAATATTATTAGAATATTATAAATCAAGTAAGCCTCATCTAAATGCTGAAGAGGTTGAGTTTTTAATGGATGATAACTTCGCCTGGGAAGAAGACGAAGAAGAAAGATCTATTAAAAAAAAGAAACTTGCATTTAAAGAAGAAATTGCTAAAGCCAAAAAGTTTTTAGAGAGTTCTAAAGATAAGTATTACGAAGAGATCAAGTTGAGACCAGGCGTAACACAAGAACAGAAAAAAGCTAATGACTTTCTCAATACATACAACAAAGAACAAGAGCTGATAAAGCATCGTGTAAAGTCTTTTACAGAAAGCACTAATAAATTTTTCTCTAATGAATTCAAAGGTTTTGAATACAATCTTGGAGAAAAAAGTTTTAGATATAATGTAAACGATACTAGCGGTGTTGCTAATTCACAATCTGATTTAAATAATTTTGTTGGGAAGTTCCTAGATCAAAAAGGTGAAATCAAAGATTTTAAAGGTTATCATAAAGCACTCTACACTGCGGAAAACGCTGACACTGTTGCAAAACATTTTTATGAGCAAGGTAAAACTGACGCTATTAGAGATATTACTGCAAAATCCAAAAACATAAACAATGAAATTAGAGCAACTAGTTCTGGTGAAATGTTTGTTAATGGTATGAAAGTTAAAGCAATAAGCGGGGTAGATAGTTCTAAGTTAAAAATAAGAACAAATAAATATAAATAAAACTTAAAACTAAAAAATATGAGTTTCGCAACGCAAGGATCTTTCCCTGCATCAATAGTTCCAGCTCAAGTACAAACAGCTTTAAATAGTAATTATTTAAACTTTGCTGACGGTACTTCTGACTGGGCACAACAATATCTACCTGAGCTTTACGAAGCTGAAGTAGAAAGATACGGAAACCGAACTTTAGGTGGTTTCTTGAGAATGGTAGGAGCTGAAATGCCTATGACTTCTGATCAAGTACTTTGGTCTGAACAAAATAGATTGCATGTAGCTTACAAAACTGCTCTTTACGCATCAACTACAACTCTACAGATTGATCTAAGTAATACTGGAACAGGTACACCTCCTGGAGCTTCTGCTAACTGTGCTATAAAAGTTAACAATACAATATTGTTTACTGATTCAGCAACTGGTTTAACAGTTCAAAAAGCTTTAGTAACAACTGTAAGTGCTCCGGCAGCTAATATAGTAACTTTAACTATATTACCTTATGACGCAAACACAATTAATGCAGCTTTTTCTGGATTAACTACAGCTGGTGACATAAATGTATTTGTTTATGGTTCTGAATTTGAAAAAGGATCTACAGATACAGTTATGAGTTCTATTCAGCCAGAATTTACTGAGTTTGCCAATTCTCCTATAATCATTAGAGATAAGTTTCAGGTTTCAGGATCTGACGCTGCTCAAATTGGTTGGGTTGAAGTTGCTACTGAAGATGGTACTTCTGGATACTTATGGTATTTAAAAGCTGAGTCTGAAACTAGACTTAGATTTGAAGACTACATGGAAATGGCTATGGTAGAAGGTGAATTAAAAGCACAAGCTGGTCAAGTTCCTGGTGGAACAGCTGCTTGGTCTGCTGATCTTAAAGGTACACAAGGTTTATTTGCTGCTATCGAAGCAAGAGGTAATGTATACCAAGGTTTTGCTGGCGCTGCTGCTCCTGGTTCAGGTGCAATGGGTGATTTTGATGAAATCCTTAAAAATCTTGATAAGCAAGGTGCTATTGAAGAAAACATGCTTTTCTTATCTAGACAAACTGCTCTTGATTTTGATGACATGGTTGCTGCAATGAATGGTGGATTTCCTTCTACTGCTGCTGCATCTTACGGTCTTTTTGATAATCAATCTGAAATGGCATTGAACTTTGGATTCTCTGGATTCAGAAGAGGTTCTTATGACTTTTACAAGACTGATTGGAAATACCTAAACGATGCTTCAACTAGAGGTTTAGTTAAGTCTATTGACGGAGTAATGGTACCAGCTGGAACTACTACAGTTTATGATCAAATGTTAGGTTCAAATATTAGACGTCCTTTCTTACATGTAAGATATAGAGCTTCTGAAACTGAAGACAGAAGATACAAAAACTGGATTACTGGTTCTGTTGGTGGTGCTTATACTGACAACTTAGATGCTATGACAGTACATTTCTTAACTGAAAGATGTTTAGTAACACAAGCCGCTAATAACTTCGTGTTATTTAAAGCAGTTTAATTATTATATAAATGTGGAGGGTTAATACTCTCCACTTTATTAACATTTGAAAAATAAGAAAATATGGGACAATTTATAAAATTACCAAAAAGCAAAACTGATCTTACTTCGTTTGATTTAATGAATGTAGCACCAGGCATAAGTGGTGTAATTACCTCAACTGCAACTGTTATTACTGTAGAAGTTATGGGGAGAATGATACCAGATGGAGAGCAATTTCCTTTTTATCAAGTAACTGTTTCGCCTGCTATGACTGATACTCAACAACTTGATATGATTCAAAACATGAGTCAAGCTGTTCAAGATTCTACTCAAGATCCTAATTCAATACCTTCTCTATCTATGGTGGGTAATGTATTAGTTACTGAATTAGTGTACAAAGTTAAAACATAATCAAGGAAAATCATGAATTACATAAAAATTAAAAACTCACAAACAAAAGGAAGCGTCACTAAAGATATAGACTTCTTGATACCGGTTGATGCAATAGCTACTGTTAAATCAACAAGTGCTACTGTGGCACAAATCAATTTAAACTCTATAGCGCTAGATACAGCTACAGAATTAAGTGTAAATTATCAAATTGGTGGATTTGGAACTGATTCTAATGCATTTCAAGCAATATACGCTTTAATTGATAAAATAGCTAAAAGTCCAAATACAATTTCTGATTATTTAGAAATTAATGGAGATAGTGACTTAACAGTTGCTTTCAATTACGGTTAGATTTAAAAACAAACAACATAATGATCCCGCATTAGCGGGGTCTTTTTTAATTATTATATTATATTATATTATATTATGGAAACAAAAGAAAAGAAAAAACCTGCAGCTAAAGCTGTAGAAACAGTAGAAAAAACTATTGAAACTCCTAAAGTAAAAAAAGACACTTGGGAATATAAAGATAGACAATATTATTTAAGTAGCGGTAAAGAACCTATAACTTATACTATATCAAGCAAGCACTCTAGGAAATATCCTTTAGTATGGTTTGATCCAAAATTAGGTTATGAAAGAGAAATGAGATACGCTACTAATCAAAAAAGTATTTTTGTTGATGAGCAAAAAGGCAATGTTACACTATCTCATATAGTTTTTGAAAATGGACACTTATCAGTGCCAAAAGAAAAAAGAGCTTTGCAAGAGTTTTTAATACACCACCCTCATAATGGTTTTGTATTTAAAGAATTAGATAAAAAAGAAGAAGCTATTGATGAATTAGAATTTTTAGATATTCAAATAGACGCTTTAAATGCTGCTAGAGGCATGGATATTGACCAAGGTGAAGCTATACTTAGAGTTGAGTTAGGTTCTAAAGTTTCTAAATTATCAACTAAAGAGTTAAAAAGAGATTTACTGATATTTGCTAAGCATAATCCAGGATTGTTTTTAAATCTTGCTGGAGATGACAATGTTATTCTTAGAAACTTTGCAATTAATGCTACAGAAAACAATATTATTATTTTATCACCAGATCAAAAAACATTTAGTTGGGCCACTAATGGTCGTAAACTTATGACAGTTCCTTTTGACGAAAACCCATATACAGCTATGGCTGCTTGGTTTAAAACCGACGAAGGACTTGATGTTTATAAATCTATAGATAAAAAAATAAATTAACAAGTGATTATAATAAGGGTGGTTAACGCCACCCTTTTTTTTTAAAATATAAAAAATGGCAGTAAGCGTAGATAAAGTTTATAAAACGGTATTATACATTCTCAATAAAGAACAAAGAGGATATATGACACCAGACGAATTTGATAAAGTCGGTCAACAAGTTCAATTAGAGATATTTGAAAGTTATTTTGAAGAACTTACTCAACAACTACGTACTGTTCAAATTCAAAACGAATTTTCAGATAGAGTACAACAATTAGAAGAAAAAATATCCACATTTGAGGCTAATTCCAAAGCTGTATGGGATTCTACTGGTTCTTATTTCTTTTTACCTTCTGATGTTCATAGAATAGGAACTATAAGTTACGACAGTGGTATAATACAACCTATGCAATGGGATGATTTATTACTGGTGTTAAAGGTTCCATTATCTGCACCTAGTAAAAACTTTCCAGTGTATGTACAAAGAGGACAACACCAGTCTGTTCCTGGACCTCCACCTGTTTTACACGACGTAATATACGTTTATCCAACTACTATTGAGGAAAGTTCTGATATTGATGTTAATTACATTAAAAAACCTGAACAAATAAAATGGAATTATACTGTTTTAGCAAATGGGGCTTATCAATTTTCAGCTGCTGGCACTACTGATTTTGAACTTGATGCTTCAGAACAAACTGAATTAATATTAAACATACTTATGTATTCTGGTATAATAATAAGAGATCCTGCTATAATTCAAACAGCGGCTAAATTAGCTCAACAAGATACAATTAACGAAAAAAGTTAAAAATAAATGGGACTACTAACTGAAACTAATGAACAATACTATGCTGGTCAACAGGCATTTATATATGCAGCAGCACAAACAGATTTTATTTGGACTGGCAATGCTAATCCTTTAGTTGGCAATACTGTTAATTCTTTTTCAAATTTTAAATTCACAGTAGAAGGAGAAGTTTGGATAGAGGTTCCGGGTGCTCCAGCAGCAAACACTAAAACTTATCAATTATCAGCTTTAAACACCGTTAAAATAAACGCAACAAATAGCAATATAGCAGTTAATGATACGGCTATTATAGGGCTTGAAGATGAGTTTAGAT